CACATTGTGCTAAGAAATGCGCCAATCTTAATGGAGTATTTATTTCGAACTTAGCTGCCGTATCAGGAATCATTGCGATTACTGCATCAGGAATATGCCCTTTTAACTTATCCAATTTTAATCCACCTACTGATACGATTGGAGTAGGTGCTACGGGTGTTGGTACGGATATTGTTTCACCCATAATCTTTGCCCAAGTTGCTGGTCCTACTATACCATCTGCGGTTAAACCATTTGCTGCTTGCCAAGCTTTTACAGCTGCTTCAGTTTTTGGTCCAAAGTTCGTTACAGCTGGTTCAATACCCAGCTTTTGTTGCATTAACTTAACATTTTCGTTGTTATCGCCTTTTTTAAGTATCATAATTTTTGAATTTAATATGTTTTATTTATTGATTTGAGAATATATTTTAATGAAAATTCTGATATATTTGATGTCTTACTTATCATATTTTTAACAAGTTCAACATGACTTTCTCCTGCAACTATAATAGGTATTTTACCCTGTGCAGTTAATTCTTTATTTTTATCTATGATATTCTCATCTCTAATTTCATTAAAAGCAACTTGAATATCATTTATCTTTGTTTCCTTATCACCATAATCTTCTGGGAATGATAATCTATATAATGTATCTATATCTTTATCAGTTGGTTCATTCCAATTTTCTATTGGTTGAAATCCTGCTTCTTTAGCTGATTGTTGTAAAAATTCTTTACCTAGATTATCCAAATAATCATTTGGACTCATAGTATCAGTACCCTCCCCTTGTCCAATCATACTAGCCCAGTTACCAGCATTAACCTGTGATTGGTTAAGACCAGTTTTTTCCATCTGCCTTTTATATAATTTGGATTGGTCATTATGAACATCTAATTCATCACCATCCCATGTATCAATACTCGCGCCCAATTCTTTAAACTTTGGTGCTGCATATTTCATTTCATCATGAAATACAATTTCTCCATTATTACCAGTTGAACCACCTTCACCAACAAAAACAATATCTTTCCACTTTTCTTGTGGTATTGTAGTTTTTATATGGTCAATTATATCATCAACCATTTTAGTGTTTCTATGAATTGTACCAAATACTTGTCCTCCACCCGGTAATTCAGTTGTTTGTATTTTTTTACCAGATGTTTTTCCTTTAATACTTGCCACTTCTACTTTTTTTTTTCGGGAGATGCTATTGGAGAAGGTCCTCCATCTGCGCCTGTATCTGCTTTCTTAGCTCTAATACCCATTTTTTCTGCGAATGCGTTTGAACGTTTTACCAATGGTTCGATTGGTTCATCAATAACCCTAACGTTCATTGGAATTTGATTTTTTGGATTTGCTGCGTTATGTGCAACAACTGCTGCCCAACGGTGATGTCCATCTAAAACGTACCCATCATTGGATACATAAATAGGTGCGGTAATCTTTCCGTATGCCGGGTGATTTGGGTCATCTAATACTTTACTCATTCCTGCAACTTTAACCCCTACAAGCTCACTTTGTGTTGCTTTTAAGCGGTCTGGTGGAACTGCTGTTGGTTCTGAAACTTTGATACCTTGCTTATTCAACATTTCTTTGAAAAATTCTTCGGTATCAGCTTCTCCACTTTCATCCTTTGGAAGTTTGTCAGCAGGTGAACCTGGTTGAGGTGTTCCTTTGAATTGTGGCATATCCCCCCTTTCAATACCTTTGTTACCATCACAATATAAGTTAGTACCTGGAATTGAAACCTGGCATAAATTAAAGTTAGGTGCTTTTTCACCATTCTTTTTTGCCTGATTACCTAATTCTGCTAATTTATCAATAACAGTAGAAATTTGTTGTCTTTCTATTGGAGTTACTGCTGATAGTGGTTTTCTATCAAATGTTGCGTTAGGCATTAAATCCTTCAACATTGGCATCCCACTATCGTTGGGAGTTTCGGCAGAAGATTTAAAATCATTGCTACCTAATTTTTGTCCTTTTTGGGGTTGAGGGGCAGTATTTTGTGGAACCTGTTTTGGTTGGGGTTCTCCTTTAGGAAGTTGTCCTCCATTAGCTTGTTTAGCTTTTTGGATATCAGCGGGAGATGGTTTATCATGTTTAGCTGGGTCAAAACTTTGAACCACATAAACATTACCAGTCTTTTTGTTTTTTACAACTTCCTCTGCTTCTTTTAATAATGATTTTAATTTTATCATTTTTATCTACCTTGTCCTCTATATTTTTTTGGTTTTTGTTCTTTTGGACCGTAACCTTTTTTTGCTTTACCGGTTGTTTTTTTACCAAATGAAACCTTTTGAGGATTAGAAGAGCCACCTTTAGCTTTTGCCATAGTTATTTTCCGATTTACTTTACTCTTACTTTTTTGTTGATTTCTTAGCCGCTGGTTTCTTTACTTTATCAGCTACTTTTTTTACTTCAGCTACAACTTCTTTAGCTTTCTCAACTTTAGCTTTTGCCTTCTTAACTACAACTTTAACTTCCTCTACTTTCTCCTCGATTGCATCTGGAATGTTGTTGTTGTTTGCGTCTGCGATTGTACCTTTTTTCATAAGGATGTAAGTAATTGCACCTGCTACTGCCAATGTAACTACTACTAATACTAATGTACTCATTGTTTTTTGTTTTTGTTTAGAATTAAATATAAATATTAAAAATTTTTAGAAAATGTTTGGCCATAGAATTTATAATTTTTCTGAATGGACTCTTCATCATTAAAATAAATAGCTTCTGTTTCATCTCTATAAATTGCATCAACAGGACATTCAGGAATGCATGCTCCACAATTTATACAAACATCAGGATTAATATACATTTGTTTACCGATTTTTTCCTCATCGGTCATAGCAAATACTTCTTTACCCCTACCATCTATGATAATTGGTCCATTTATGCAATCAACTGGGCATACATTTACACAACTTGTATCTATACATCCATCGCAACTTTTACCAATTATAAAACTCATTTTAAATCAAAATGAGATTCTCTATATATTCTATACGAATCATTATCAAAATGTTCAGTAGATACTTCAAATACTACTGAATTATCTTCCATTGCAACTAATTGATGTGGTAATCCTTTTTGGATATAAACAACATCACCTGTTTTAATTATATTTCTAACACGCTTTGCATGTTCAGTATCAATATAATGAAATTCAAAGCTTCCACTTTGGACATACCAAGTTTCGTTTTTAATCATATGGTAATGCATGGAAAAATAATTTCCTGATTCTGGAAAAACTAATAATTTTCCGCAATATTGTGGGTCGTTGTGAATCCACAATTCATACCCCCATTTTTTTTCTACTTTTTTTGGTTTTGTTATCATTTTTTATCTTTTAGTAACCATGAAGATGATTGTATTTTATCTCCCAATCCAAATACCATTTTAATACCAAGTTTATCACATACTTCTTTTTCTTCAATTGAAGCTGTTAGTTGGTCTCCTCCATTAGTAAATAATATTTTATCAAATTCAGAACTTCTCCAATTATAAATAAATTCAATTGAATTATGAATCGTTCTAGTTTTATCTACTGATATCATCACTGTATTTACTGATTTTAAATTTTGAACAATAAACATACGTTCATCTTCTTTTAAAAATTCAGTTGAACCTTTGAGTTCTCTTTGTAAATCATTATTTACTATTACAAATAGGAAATCCCCAAGCTTTTTTGATTGATTTAAGTATTCAATATGTCCTTTATGTAATGGATTAAAATATCCACTTGCAATTACTAAAGTTTTAGTCTTCGCCATATAATGAGAATCGTTTTACAGGTTTTTCTACTTCCGCTTGTTTTACTATTTCTACAGTTCCTTTACGTGCTTCAATATAAAAATTAGTATCACCTGCATATTGATACCAAGCTTCCAAAGCATCGGTAAGAGATTGATGCGTATCACCTTGAATATGCCCTGGTTTGGCATTAGCGAATATCCATCTATCTCCCGGTGGAACTCTTTTAAGAACTAATTGTTTTTCTTCTTTAATTTCCGTTTCCATATAAAATAAAATTTAATAATTTATCACCATCTTTTGGCTCTGATAAATATTTTATGAATGTGTTATAATTGTTTTGCATTTTTGATTCATATAATTTAACCAATTCAGTATGTGTATCGTTTAAATTACAATCATTCTTTTTATAAATATCAATAAGATAATCTATTGATTTTATAATTGAATCTCTAGTTTCTTTAATCATTTGAGATTCTGTTTTTGTTTTGTCAAATGTATGAAATTCTGAATTTAAAAACCAAAATCCTAAATCATTTAATATATGTAGATTATGTGGATTTGTATCTATTATAAATGGAATATTTAATTTTGAAAACAGTATAGCTTTCAAAGCTTTCTCATTTATATAATATCTGTTTGTTCCATCAGCTGGTCCTTGAACAGATACATGATTTAATGTATCAAAGATAAATGCACAAACTGATGATAAATAATCCGAATACATTGCTGCATGATTCAATCCCCAATTTCCATTATTTAATTCTAAATATTTTGCAATTAATTGTGGTTTATCTACGTTTGTATCATATATAGTTGGCGAATCCAATTCATTATTTTTAAATATATCACACATCTCGTTATACATTATATCCCTAACATTTTTATATTTTGGAATATAATATAACCCCATTAAATTTTGCTTATCTACATTTAATTTATTAAAAGATACATGATTAAAACCAAATTGATAATAAAATGCAAATAAATTTATTATTGGTTCGTGATAAAAGTTTAAATGTTTAAAATTTATAGATGCGCTTGATATTATTCTAAATTTTGATAAAAAATCTTCAATATATGATTGAGATTCATGGTAATTTTCATCTACTTTAAAATATAAAATTTCAACATTATTAAATGATTCAATATCTAAATTTCTACTATTATATTCTATTAGTACAAAAATTTTATCATAATTTTTAGATATATTTTTTATATGCTCTCTGATTCCAACACGACTATAATCAATATGTTCTTCAAACTTTATGGTAATATTTATACCATTATATATAAACGAAAAAACCCCAGTAACTGCGGCTTTATCTATCTTTCCTATATAGAAAGGTTCAGCTACACTCTCATCCTCTTCCTTAATTTTGTATTTAAGGAAATAAGGCAGAAGAGCGTAGCTGTAATCTTTTACATTTGCTATAATTAATACATCATGCATTAAAATACTTCAATGATATTTGTTTCTGATACCTTTACCACTTCGTATTCAAGCTTAACTGCTTCTGCTACGAATTTCTTAACTAACTTAGCTTCTGCTTCCGTTACCGATAATGCATCTACTAAATAGTTTTCTTTTTGTTTTTTGATTTTACCTTTAGCATCTTCTACTTCGATTGCTACACATACTGAATAAAACTTTGCCATAACTTTTCTTTTTTTGTTTGTTTGTTTATAAATATACTACTTTTATTTGAATTTACCAAATTACATTCCAAACCCACCTTGTGGAATTTGTGATTTTTCTTCTTTTTCCGATGCTACTACACATTCGGTTGTTAATAACAATGCTGCGATACTTGCTGCATTTTGTAATGCTAAACGAGTCACCTTTGTTGGGTCAATAATTCCCTGCTCTAACAAATTACCATATTCTTCAGTTCTGGCATTGTAACCATAATCAGCCGTTCCTTCGGAAACATTATGAATAATTACTTCTGCTGAACCACCTGCATTTTGAATTATTGTTCGTAGTGGTGATTCAATTGCTTTTCTAACAATTAAAATACCAGTATGATAATCATCTGCTACATCAACTTTTAGTTTGTCCAATGCTTTTTGTGCTCTAATTAAAGCAACACCACCGCCGGGTACAATACCTTCTGCTACTGCTGCTCTCGTTGCGTGTAGTGCATCATCTACTCTATCCTTCTTTTCTTTCAATTCAGTTTCGGTTGCTGCTCCAATATAAATAATTGCAACACCACCGGCTAATTTAGATAACCTTTCTTGTAACTTCTCTCTATCATAATCCGATGTGGATTTTTCAATTTGAGATTTAATTACATCAATTCTTGCTTTAATATCTTCCTTACTACCACCACCATTAATAATAGTAGTTGTATCCTTATCAATTGTAATCTTCTCTGCTTTACCTAACATAGAAAGTGTTACCTTATCCAATGTTAAACCAACTTCCTCACTAATAAGTGTACCACCTGTAATTGTTGCTATATCTTGTAGAATCTCTTTTCTTCTATCACCAAATGCAGGTGCTTTAACAGCTGCTATTTTTAATGTACCTCTCATTTTATTAACAACTAATGTTGCCAATGCTTCACCATCAATATCTTCAGCGATAATAAGTAATGGTTTGTTAGTTTGTGCAGTTGATTCTAATAATGGTAAAATATCTTTCATTGCTGAAATTCTTTTATCATAAATCAATACATAAGGTGCTTCCAATTGTGCATCCATTGTTTCCTGATTGGTTACAAAATAAGGTGATAAATACCCCTTATCAAATTGCATACCTTCCACAGTCTTAACCGATGTTTCAGTTCCTTTTGCTTCCTCTACGGTAATAATACCATCCTTACCAACTTTCTCCATTGCTTCAGCAATCATAGAACCAATTTCAATATCATTATTAGCTGATACTCTGGCAACCTGTTCAATTTCAGTATTAGTTGAAATCTTTTTAGATATACTTTTTAACTCATCTACTACAACCGATACTGCTTTATCGATACCTCTTTTTAAATCCATTGGATTGGCACCTGCTGCAACATTCTTAATTCCCAAATTGAAAATTTCTTGTGTCAATACAGTTGCAGTTGTAGTACCATCGCCGGCTTGTTCTGCTGTTTTTTGTGCTACTTCTTTAACCAATTGAGCTCCCATATTTTCAATAGGGTCTTCCAATTCAATTTCCTTTGCTACCGATACACCATCTTTTGTGATATGTGGTGCACCATGTGATTTTTGTAGAATTACATTTCTACCTTTTGGACCTAGCGTAACCTTCACAGCGTTAGCTAACTTGTCCACTCCTACTTTGAGTCCGTTTCTGGCCTCAACATCAAATTTAATAACTTTTGCCATATTTAATTTTTGTTTTTATTTTGTTATCACAAATATACGAAAAATATTTTAATTTACCAAATAAAAAAAGGGAGAATTTATCTCCCTTTATTTTTTTAATTACTACTCTTAGATTCTTCTACTGAAGCCTGACGATAATCTGTAACTAATTTTTTCAAGTCACCGATTGCAGTTCTTGCATTCTTTTGAGATACTTTGGTTGTCTTGTTGTGTTCTACTACAAACGTATCCCATAATTGGGTCATTTGTTCGAACAATTCTGCTTTCTTACTAGCCATGTTGTTTGTTTTAATTATACAAATATAAGAAAGATTTTTGGATTTACCAAATTATCTTCCTCTTTTTCTTCTAAGTTCCATTTCTTTTAGATACTTTATAGGATACTTATTCTCTACTGATATAGGTCCATTTGGGAATTTATCCAAATCGTATTTCCAAATTGATTCACACCCATCATCATCTTTGTAGATGTGTTCAAATTTACGTGGTTTATCCGTTTTGTTATTATTTTCTTTAGATATCTTTACTGCCATAACTAAAATATTCTGAATAACTTTTTATAATATGTTCTGCAAATTTGATATTCATATCTTTGCTCCAGTGTACATCATTTTTTTTACCAAATTCACCATTTGTTTGAGTATATTCATCGTGCAACGTATACCACATATCTAATTTATTTTTTATTACATTTCTGGTATTTACTATGGATGAATCTAATTCGTTTGCCCAACTATAATATAATAGTTTAAATGGTACATACGATTGTATGGATTTTAATGTTGAATTCCAATTATTAGCAAATGCTTTTGAAGAATTAATCATTTGCATTATATTAGCGAAATTTTGTTCTTTATCAGATGAGTTTGGTTCAAAGATATTTGGATTAAAATGATTCAATGGCCATTCTAATGTAAATTGTTTTTTATGAAACTCTTCCTCCTCAATGGATGGGATATCAGATGCTTGTGATACATATGCAGAATTGCCAATAAATGAATTCATATGAACACCATATTCTTTATCTCTACCTAAATCGCTAGACCACTCAACATCTATAAATGGGTGTTCTAATGGTAATCGAAATCTAGTCAAAGTTGGTAACATTAATATTACAAAATCATCGGGTTTTATTTTATATAAATTTTGTAAAAATATGTCAAAAATAGTTTGTATATCTCTACTACCTCTGGATGATATATAAATGTGTTTTCCTTTGAATTTTTCATATAAAAGATATTGCCAAGAATTATGATAAGCTCCCATACCTGTAAAACTATCCCCTATTATCCATAATTTTGAATCATCTCCACCTTTTTTATTTTTTAATTCCATTTTAAAATAATTTTGATTCTACTAATTCACATATTATGTGTCCTATCATTATATGTGCTTCTTGTATTCTAGGAGTATCCGTACTTGGTACATTTATTAAACAATTTGATAATACCCCCATTTTACCACCACTATGTCCAGTTAATCCAATTGTAATAATTTCTTTTTGATTTGCAACTCTAAATGCGTTTATGATATTTTTAGAATCACCTGATGTTGATAATCCAACCAAAACATCACCACTATTCATAGTACCATCTACCAATCTAGAGTATATCATATCATAACTATAATCATTTGCTACGGCCGTTAAATACGATGTATTACAATGTAGTGCATCGGATGGTAATGCTTTTCTATTTTTATAAAATCTACCAGATAATTCTGCTGCCAAATGTTGTGCATCAGCTGCGCTTCCGCCATTCCCACAAAACATAACTCTATTACCCGATTCGAATGCTTTACACATTATATCAACAGAGATTAGTATATTTTTATGTAATCTTATATCATTTAATATAGATTGCTTTACATCTATTGATTTTTGAATTATAGTTTCTATCATACAGCAAATGATTCCCCACATCCGCAAGTTCGGCTAGCGTTGGGATTGATAAATTGAAAACCTTTACCATTTAATCCATCTGAAAATTCTAATTCAGTGCCGAATAAGTATAGTAACGATTTATTATCTACTAAAATTTTTACTCCATTATGTTCTGCAAGAGTATCTGCTGGTTGTTGTTCGGTATCAAATGAAAGGTCATATGATAAACCACTACACCCACCACCCTTAACGGATACTCTGACAAATGGAGTTTTAAACCCACTTTCTTCAATAAGTGATGTTAATTTTTTTGCTGCTGTTTCTGATACTGTTACCATTATGCATATTTTAAACCAAAGAATTCATAGTTTTTATGTACTGATACTTCATCACCTGCTCCAATTGCAATATCCTCATCTTCATAGATAGCAGAAACAGGACATTCTGGAACACATGCTCCACAATTTATACAAGTATCAGGATTGATATACATTTGCCCACCGGGAAATGCTGCTCTACCATCTCTTTCAATTTCACCACCCGAACCTTCCATATCGATAGGTCCGTGAATACAATCAACTGGACATGCACTTGCACAAGCGGTATCCATACAATCAACACAAGCCTTACCAATGATAAAACTCATAATTTATATTTTTTTATTTTTAGATTCCTTCAAGGATTAATTCCTGTAATCCTTGCTTTTGTCTATAATCTTTTATTGCTTCTTTAATAGCATCTTCTGCTAATACTGAACAATGTATCTTAACTGGTGGTAGGGATAGTTCCTCTACCAATTCCATATTATCCAATTTGATTGCATCATCTATTGACATTCCTTTCAACCATTCAGTTGCTAAAGAACTAGCTGCGATTGCCGAACCACATCCAAAGGTTTTGAATTTTGCATCAGTTATGATATTATCATTAACTTCTATTTGTAATCTCATTACATCACCACATTCTGGTGCTCCCACTAAACCCGTACCTACATTGGATTTACTTTTATCCAAAGTTCCTACGTTTCGTGGATTATTGAAGTGGTCTATTACTTTATCTCCGTATGCCATATTAATTTATTTGTCTATAAATATACAACAAATTCTTTACATTACCAAATATTTATTCAATTTGCCAAGTCCTAATTCCCAATTTATTCCATGTAAATGGTTGATGGTATCCCATTTTTAATTTATCCAATGCTTGTATTACATCGTATTTTGTATTATTTGGACAATAGAAAAACATAAATCCACCACCACCAGCTCCACTTATTTTTCCACCAGTTGCACCGGCTTCCAATGCAGTTTTATATAATAACTCTATTTCAGGTGTACTAATACCTTTTGCTAACATCTTCTTTTGCTGAAACCCATAATCCAATATTTCACCCAATCCATCTATGTTTCCTCTAATCAAACAATCTTTAATCATTTTTGCTTGCTCTGTCAATGCATGCAATGAAAGAATTGATGTTGTATTTTTATTATCCATTTTTTTAATCTGCTCCGCTAATACATCAGAACTGTTACGAGTAAAATTTGTAAAGTATAGTAAAATATTATTTTCCAATTCATCTTGAACTTTATCTTTGATTCTGATAGGATTTACTATCACATCATTGTTTCTAAATTCCATATAATTGAACCCACCAAATGCTGCCGCATATTGGTCTTGCTTACCACCATTTTCTTTTAACTCCACTCTTTCAATTTGAATTGCCATTTCAGCAATATCATATTCTCCCAATGGTAAGTTAAATAATTCAATATAAACGCCAATAAGAGAAACTATAAGGGTAGATGATGTGCCCAATCCACTACCCGTTGGTACATCCTGATACGAGACAATATCGTATCCAATTGGTTCTATCTTAAATCGTTTACAAATGTGATTATGGGTTGCTTTGAACAGCTTTAATCCATATGAACAATCTAACTCACTATCAAACGCATGCTCCTCAAATTCATCCTTATTTATCCATTTGAATGTAACTTTAGTATCATCTCTTAATTGTAAGGAGGTATGTGTGAATAAACGTATTGTAGTGTTTATTACTGCTCCTGTATAAGTTTGTGTATATGATGGCATATCAGTACCACCACCACCAAAACTAATTCTGAACGGAACTTTACTTCTGTATATTTTCCTCTTCTGGGATTCCACCATTATCTGCATACCAATTTTTTACGTTTCGTTCTCCTACTAATAAGAAGAAACAGTTATAGCATAAAGGACGAATATTATCCAATTTGCGATTATTTAAATTACCATCTAAGAAATCAATTAATAATGGCATTTTACCATCAGTTACTCTTTCCTCACTAAATCCACAGCTACCACATACCTTTGGAACATATCCACTATCGAATAATTTATTTTTGAATTTATGCAAAGGATAGTGTAGGTGTTTGCCGGCAATGATATCATCAATGTGATACTTTTTGTTTTTGATTTTCTTAGCTTTCTCAATTCCGATACCATACGGATTTTTTAAATCCTCTAATATACCATACATCTTAGCATATTTCTTATATGTGTTATATGAAACACCTAATGTTCTTGCTGCTTCGAATGCTGATTTTGATATTGATTGTGCTGCTTTGATTTGAGATTCCAACAATGGCTTAGCACCCAAACCCCGTTTGCTTATTCTACTGTTTTCTAAATTGGGGAAGAAACCCGTTACTTCTTCTTCATTTTCCATACTAATAACTATTTAATTATACCAATAAGTATATCAAATAAGAATTTTCAGTAATTTTTTAAATGTATTATCGGTAGTATCGGACGTATCCAAATCAATATAAAATTCGGTAGGTGGTTCGTAATCTAATGCAAAAAATGATTCTCTACCTCTTTGTTGTTTAGTGTGGCAATATATTTCTTGTACTTTGGAATCTGATTTTAATGTTTCTCTCATTTCCTTATATGGAGAAACCAATGATACGACTACATCATTTCCACAATTATCCAAATATTTGGCAATATCAATTGCCTTTTGAATATTCTTCTGTCTACCTTCTTTTGAATAGTCTGTATTAGGGAATAATTCTCTTAACTGGTCTCCATCGATATGAAATACGGATTTTCTCCAATTTGCTTTATCGGTTTGTAACCAAATTTGTAACTTTTTTGCCAAAGTAGTTTTACCACTTCCTGGCTGACCTGTAAACCAATATATCATAAACTATTTCTTTTTTAATGAGAATTGTGCTGCTTTATATGCCTTTGTATCTTTTTCGTATCCTAATGCTGTTTTCAATTTAATCATTTTACCTGTATCTGGATTCTTTATTTTTTTATCTAAATCTTTAGGTAATAGAGATTTCAAACTCATATCATTCTTTTTAGGTTCAACTCGTTTAGTTGATTCTTTATCGTTTTGGGATTTCATATCGGATTGTTTTGGTGGCGCTGGTATATCATGTTGAACGTGTCTTACTTTCAATGATATGTTTGGATATTTTTTAGAAAGAGCTTTTACAGCTGCAACGTTTTTGTGGGAATCATCTATAAAGAATACATCCTTCACCCCACCTTTGATTTTATCTTCAATCCAATCTGCTTTCTTTTGTGGGTCAGAATCGGCTAATGCTACCACAAATAACTTGTCTAATCCAATATCGGATAAGTAATCCTTAATTGGTTTATAAGCGCTTCTTGCCGTTAATATTACTATTTCTGAACCACCTACTCTTACTATGTTTTTAAGTAATCGTGTAACACCTTTAATTTCTTGTGGTTGCTTTACTTTTTCAAAATCAGAAAAATCAAATTTGTCACCATCCTTTGGTTCGTATATTGCATATTCTCCAGGAGTTAGTGTTGATTTTTTATTATCTTTATGTTGTATGTATATATTAGATTTTGTTTTAACTAATGTATCATCGAAATCAAATATTCTTAATTTCTTCTCACCAGCTTCGTTTAGTGATTTAAATGCAAAAGCATTTAAGTTTGAATATACTTTACCATATTCTACTTTCATGCCATTCCACATTCCTGATGTAAAGCTATTAACCATTAGATTTCTTTTATTTCTATTTTAATTTTAGGAACGTATCCGTTTGGTAAATCACTTTTAATTCCTTTAAATTCCTTAACCTTATTCTTAAAATATGTAATTTGTAATATTCTATCAGTCAAATTCATTACAGTTTGAGATGATGTAGACATTTCTTCGGTATCTCTTTTCATATTCAACATAGGTCTTTTTGGAAAAAATTCTTTTCTCATTGCCAATGCTATTTCTTTCCAATCTTCTACCTTATCAACCGATTTCTCAGCTGATATTTTCCTCAATTTTGAACTTAGATATTTCTCACCGCTTGTATATCCGGCATCGGTGAACATATGTCCGTGATTTGTACGAACAACAGGTGATTCGGAATTTTGAAGTTTAACATCAGGTTTATGCTTTGATGTAGTTTCAATAGTAACCATATGTTTTGGAGATGCTACAAATGTATGTCCTTTCAAAGCTAATCCACTCTTTCCCTTATATGATAGTGCAGCTCTTACTGCATCTACTAAGGTAGGTTGTTTGATGATATTTCTCATCTTATCACCATCGGGTCCTGGTTTACCACCCTTCTTTACAATCTTATGTTCGGCTTCATCATGTCCAACTAATAGTGCTGAATTTACAACACCAATTCCGTTTTCATTTAAACCCTCACTCCAATCAGTAGTTATATCATGTAAATATGCAATTTCTACACCATCAATAATAGTATGAATAATTTCTAAAGATGGATTATAAGCCCTATCCCTATTTTTAGCAAGAATGAACTTATCATTAACCTCTTTGGATACAATAATACATTCTTGTAAAATCTTAGCCATTTAATATTTGCTTCTTTGTTTTTGGAAGTGCTTTTTCTAACTTATCATTCTCTCTTGTAAGGAACTCAACTTTAACACCCAATGCTGCTACTTCTCTTGTAAGTTCTAATACCATACCACGAAGTTCATCTTTCTCTCTTGCAGCTGCTTCTAACAATCCTTCTAATTTAGAGATGCGGTCTTTACAATCGTGTCTGATAAAATCATCATCTCTCTCTTTACTTAGGGCTCTCTTTTCATAATATCTCCAAGCTCCTGTCCCACCTAATACGGTAATTGCCGTAATTAAAACTGAATACAAATTTTCCATTAATTATTAAATTTTAAAAGGTTCTCTTTTACCATCATCTCCATCCATTGCATCGTGAACTGAATTTAGATTTTCCAATGCAACTGTAAGTTGAGAGTACATCCAAGAGTCTAATTCCTGTCCTTCTTTCATTCGGGTTTCAATCATATTTGCATAATCAGCAATTCTTTCTAAATTGCCCATTGCCATATCTTTCAATCCTGCCAATGTTTCTTCCGGTGAAGAATTATCATCATTCTCTCCCATTCTATGTTTAAGTAATTCAGTCATTTTGTTGAATACTTGCTCACCACCACTTTCTCCTAAACGATAAGCTCCACCCAATTTTTCATAAACTTTGATTTTATGTTTCATTGGAATGTTTTTTTCATTCACAGCATTCCAAGCTTTTGGGTTAGTTACTTCAAATTTCATATTTTATAATTGTATATACTGATATAAATATTAATTTTATTTAATTAACATCGTTAGTAGATATAAAATCTAAAAAGGCATATCTACCATATCCACCTGTTACCTTTTTTACTTCGTGAAATGCGTTATGTGATTTAAAATCTAAAACTGCAATATTACCATATAATGGTGCAATTGTATTATCATCATTAAATACTAAATTGCCACCCCATTCTGGTTTATAATCTGAATCATTTAAATAAATCAATACGACACATATTCTACCACCTGTATATCCATCTTGATGTTTTCTTAAAAAACATCCGGGTTCATAGTAAGTAATAGATGCATTGTGATTTAACTTATCTGAACTTATATCGTATATATTTTCTACTATTTTAGAACTTAATAATTGAAGTTCTGCATTTACACTTGTACCATGTCCAAAAAACCATTTCTGAAATGAATGTTTATCTATATTCATTTTACTATCAGCTTCAATCATAGCAAGTTTAGCTTCTTCAAAATTAAGAAATTCTTTTTGAATTTGCATCTTTCCACTTTCGAATTCGTGTTTAAATTCATCCTTAGCTATTACATCTACTCGGATTCCATTAATATATTCTTTTAGATTATTGCTTTCATTACAAATATATTTAGAATAATTTTTTAAATCATCTGTAAACATATCATAATCGTTCATATTAAAATATGCGTATCCGTTTTCTTCCAATTGTTTTTTTACTAATTCCATTTTAATTTAATTTATCAATTTCATTTTGAAATACAGAATATGCTGTTTTTTTGAATTCTTCTTTTCTATCAATTCTACTTATCAAAGAATCATAATGCTTTCTATCTTTATAAATATAATTTTCACAAACAATATAGTTTTTTAATTTAAATTGATATATGTTTTCACCTTTTTGATTTAGTTTTTCAATACCCCACATTAAAAATGTATCATCAGGCCCATATGCTCCCATAGATTCTGGTAATGGAATTCTATCTAATAGTGATTTTGATAGAAGTGTAAACCAACCGGCTCCAAATTTTGTTTTAGGTTGCCCTACAACATTATTAGTAACTATTTCCAATTTAACATCTCCTATTTCACCTGAATCAACGAATGGATTATTTGTTTTACAATAATCTAATGGATGATTCATAAAATTTTCATTAACTAAGCAATCCCAAGTAGTATCCCAATATTTTACAATCTCTGGTGTAATAAAATATTTTTCAATTTTAGAATCTTCTACCATATCAATGCCAGATTCCATATAATGTAATATTCTATCATCAAAACATATATCGGTATCTAACCAAATAAAATGAGTTGCATCTGTAATTTCGTTATGTGCATATCTTTTACATTGAAATGCTCCCATAACTTCTTCTCTAATTTGCATTACAGAACTACCTGCCCAATTAGTCAATGGTTTTAAAGAATTAAATCTATCTATAAAAAATTGTTTATCAACTTTAGATGTACTCCAATCTATTAGATAATCGGATACTGAAAGTGAGATATAAAATGAATAATTTTCTCCTTTGATATATTGAGATGCTTTATTTAAATCTACTAATACCCTTTCCAAATCATCCAATTCATGTGGCATGATAAATGATGTAATAACTATTTTTTTCATTTATATTTATTTTCTATTAATTGTTTAAGTTCTTCGTTTCTATCATATTGATGTACCAATGTATATAGTTCATCTTTTTCATTTTTAACTTCACTACCATCTATTTTTGGTAATATTTCAGTATAAGGTAGTGTATCACCTTTCTTTAATTTCAAATGTAATTGTGCAGCAAATCCTTCTTGTTGTTTTACAAATTGAACTTTATCTTTGAATTGATTCAAATGTATAATAATATTATATGCGGCTTGGTCTGCTAATTGTTCTGGATTAGATGTCGTTAAACTCCATCTATAAATGTCAATAAATAAATCCCTAATTGCTTCTTTCTTACCAACGATAGTGCCGGCACAATATATTTCTTCATTTTGTAACCATTCCCATTCCATAGGAAATGATGTACCTGCGTTCAATCTTGCCCAAGCTTCATCTCTAAATTTCAATGATTCACTAAAAGCAAGAATATCTTTATTCATATGAGTATCTAACCATATTTTTGGGTCTTTTTGGAATATAATATCCTTAACATCTACCCAAATTACTACATCGGTATTATATGATTGTAATAAAGCATACATATCTCTAAATCTTTGAAGTATAATATGCTGTTGTGTTTCTGATTGTGCAATTAACCAGCCCTTACTATCCAAATATTCAATTGTTTCTTTGGATATATCATATACTAACATTAATTTTTCACCTTTGAATCCACTTTGCTCAATTGATTCAACGAATGGTTTAATTTGTTCTATTCCGTATTTAGTTATACAACCTACTATTGTGTATTTCATTATTTTCCGTATTTTTGCCAATCATTGTGCATAAACAATCCTTCGTTATGTCCCACTTTATATTCTTGCTGAACCCACCATTTTCCAATATTACCTTCTAATGCAATGCCATCACCGGCAAATTGTTTAACGGTATCTAAATAAAATTGTTTTTTGTATAAGCAAGGATTGTTTGTCCAATTACCATATCGAGAAGTAGTCCAAAACATATCTTCTGATTTTTTTATATAATCACCAAATTCGATATCAGGTTCACACCAATGTAGTGAATCCAATAGATGTGGTGATTGTGCACCAATCTCATCATCATAGTAAGTTAATTCTTGTCCTATGTGTCTAAATGAAAAATGTGGATTACCTGGATTTCTCCTATGTCTTAAACGAACAACATCTAATCCCATCTCAATTGCTTGATAACTTCTCTTTAATGTATTATATGTAGTTTCTTTATCTTCAATTAAATTCCAATCATGTTCTAATACTAAAACATAATCCTCTTTTGCATTTTCAGTAAGTTTGATAAATGCTTGGCCAATTCCAATATTCTTTTGCAGACCAATACAATCGATACCAAAATGAGATGCAATTTCAATATCTTGTGGTGTTACCTCCTGAAATAAAATGGTCACATCGTTTACCATATCAAATAATCCATTGTTATGATAGGTAGTTAATGTATCTACTAATACCTGTCCGCTGTGCCAGGAAAGTATTCCTATACTAATTGGTAATTTATCCATGTACAAATAATTTTAAAAAGTTAACTTGGTCTTGTTGTTTTCGTTCATCCCATTCTTTCTCATCCGAAGTTGTACTCATTTCAGTTTCAACTTTGAAGTTTCTCAATATACCCTTTGGAGCTGGATTTATATCTTTGATGAAATTATCACCATACCATATTTTGATATTTTCTGGAATATTAATCCAATACGTTTTATGTAACAAAATAAAACATCCCCACCCCCAATCATTAATACCAGATTTCCAAACATCTATACAAGGTCCTCTTTCTTCATCAATGGGTTCTTTATAATTACCTTCGCCCATTCCGATGATACCATATTGAGAAAGAACATCTTCGGTTATTACTCCGAAAATATTTGGGTCAAAATTAATATCATCGTTTAATATTGCTACACAATTGTTTTTAGCAAGTTTAATTCCTAAATTCCAAGCAGGATTAACATAGATGTTTTCACCCATCTGAACTAATTTAACTTTATCCAAAGCTTCAAAATGTTCAAAAAATTTACCAGCATTATCTATTAATATGATTTCATCAACAAACTCACATTTTATTAAATCAAATAATAGTTTTCCAATTCTATTTGACTTCCAAAGTGTTGGTATTATGACTGTATATTTATCCATTTTTTTTAAATATTAAAAGAACATCATCATATCTATTTTTATTATTTCTCAAGTCTATTATTTCATAACTTAATCCCAATTTAAAGCACAATTCATCTATTTTTTCTGTATCTGTATCAAGCTTTTGTATATCTTCTATAATCATTGTTCCACCCACTTTTACTTTTTTAAACCAATATTCTATTGCAAATAATTGAGAATCTAATGTGTGTGGTCCATCATCTATTAAATAATCAATTGAATTATCTTCAAACATATCTAATACATTTTGAGTATATGCATCATTCTGAATAATAGTTATATCTCCCATACTTCTTATTTCATCAGCAATACCTTCTGGCAAGCCATCACCAAATGGGTCTATACCTGTTATTTCCGAATTTATAAACCAATCTCTTAATAATTTCATCGATGGTCCTCTATGAACACCTATTTCTAATATTTTTAATTTATTAGTTCGTATTGGTGTGAATTCATTCGAATAATATCCGTTAATATAATCATGCGTAGTGCCCTTATCACTTTTGAAATCGAATGATTCATAAAATTCACTAAATGTTATTTTTTCCATAAGTTATATTTGTCTATTAATTTATCTACAACTTGAATTTGAGTGTAGTTGTGTAATACTTTCATCATTCCATTATGTGCAATTCTTTCTCTCTCCTCTTCATTTTCATTGTAGTAATTCATCTTCTCTATGCAATCAAACATCTCATCGTAATATATTATATCTTCACCTTCTATAAACATTTCTGATAATCCTGTTTCAGCTGGCAATCTATCCGTTATAACTAATTTTCCACAAGCCATTCCTTCAAATATTCTACGAGTGATTTCTTTCCATCTACTATTTTGAATAACCATCAACCCACTATTCAAAAATTTAGTATGTTGCTCTGCATTTAATCCATTACGATTTCCAACCGCTCCTTCTGCCCATTCAGTTAAATAATCTAAAAATGCAGAATTACCAAGTCCTCTAGTTGTAACTGCTACATATTGTGATTCATAATTCATAGGGAATTGAACTGCAGTATCTGCGAAGTGATTTATCCATTCAGCATTTATACCCATATCCATATATGCTTTGGCACATTGTTTATCAGGTGTTATAGTGAAATGAAATCTATTTGCTTTTGGTGAATTTCTTTCAAAGTTTTGTGGGTCATCCCCACTCTCTTGTATCCAAAATGAATTTGGTTTCAATTCTTTATTTAAATAGGGTGAATCAAATCTACCCCAATCTAAAAACATTATAATAGTTGGTTGGTCATCTGATTCGATATATTCTTTTAATAACCCATCTCCATTTGAAATTGAAACTATTTGAGTATCCCAACCTCTTTCTTTAAATTCATTAAGAAGTGCTAATGGCATACACCATTTTTCTCCTTTGTAATCAAATATAAACGTTATTTTATTTTGCATATTCTTCTCTTTTAAAATTAAATGCGTATGGGTTTGATGATTCAATATTGTATACTGAATATGGTTTCCAATCTTCTCCTGATTTTAAATAATTACCTTCCGCATTGTATCTATTATTTTTATCTATTTCACTCATATTTAGTGTTTTTAAATAAGATGATTTTGCCCACCAAAAATTACCCATATAAAATTTATTAAACAATACACCATATGTATTAAAATCAGTTTTTTCAAATAATTTCAATACATCTTTACATTTTTCTATATTAAAATAATTCATTAAATGTCTCCAAGTTACAATATTTTGATTATTATGTTTTGATGCGCCTTTCGTATGAAGATACAAAATATAATCGGAATCACCAAATTTATCTATATCTTTTTCTATTAAATCTAATGTAACAAATTCATTTCCATTAGCTCTAACATCTCTTATATTATTAAATTTTTTAAATAAATGTAATATTGATTTATTATCATCACCAATAGCAATACCTACATTTAATATATAAGGAAAATCAAAATGAGTTTGTATTAAAGAAATTTGCTCATTTATTATTTCGTCAACACCTTCACTTACATATATGTGGTAATATATGTGTACCATTATAAAGTATCGTAATAGTTGTTTTGCTTCTCCTGTCTTTCAATCGTTTTAGGATGTTTTATACAATAAATTTCATCGGCTGGAAATGATGTATAATTTTCAAATCCAACTATTCTTTCATGTACTTTACCGCTCCATCCAATTTTATCAGAATTTTTATAAATACGGGTTTGGACATCTGGAAAGTTTACCCAACCTTTTTCATTTACGTTCCATCCCCACTTTTGAATATGTGCTTCAGTTAATCCTTCTACTGTATTGATTCTCGGAACAACAATCATATCTTTATCTACATTTGATTCCAATAATGCTTCCATATTTACAATCAAATCTGGCATAAGATACTCATCTGCATCTAACTGAAATATCCACTCACCTTTACATTGTGAGTTTAATAGATTTTTCCATTGTGCAAAATCGTTATCAAATTCTGACTCAATAAGTGTAATGTGGTCTGCATTTGCTTGGAGTTCCAAATACTCTACTAATTCAATAGGAGCTTTTGGTGTATCTAAAAGGACTACTATTTCTGAATTTTCTTCTTTGTAGTTTAATAACTGATTTACTAATCTAATAGTTTCTCCTACCTCATTACAGGCGGTTATTGCGTAACTTAATTTCATTTATATATTCTTTTAATTGGTCTTTAGGTTGCCATCCTAATCTATTTAAGGCATCATCATTAATTCTAATTGTTTCTCTATAATTTCCCTTTTCTTCTGACATGTAAACTTTTACAGAATTGAATTTTTCTTTAAACATCTCATATACTTCATTTAAAGAATAATTATTACCTGTTCCTAGTTCCCAAGCATCTTCATGCTTCTCATCACTTTCGGCTATTCTAATCAATCCATCTACAATATCATCAATATGTGTAAAATCTCTACGTTGATTACCATCTCCAACAATTGTGATAGGATAATTCTTTTCAGCTTGACTCCTCCATTTGCCTATCACAGCCGCCATATGAGAGTCCACTAACTCACCAGGCCCATACACATTATAGAAACGAACTATCTCCGCATTCAACCCATATACCCCTTTAAACATCTTTATCCATTCCTCTCCCATATGTTTACTCATAGCATATGGTGATAACATTGGGTTATGATGACGGGATGATGAGCCTGCATAAATTAATTTGCATTTGTTTTGAAATGCATATTCAACTACTTGCTTAGTCCCATCTACATTTACGGAAAATGTTAATGTTGGATTTTGAAATGATGGTTGTATTCTACTTAGTGCTGCTAAATGAAATATATGCGTATATGGTTTGTCATTTATATTATCCATACCTCTAATATCCCCACCTAAAAAATTTACAAATGGTGATACCTTTGCTTCATTACCAATAGAAAGATTATCAATTACATCTACTTCATAATTTCGTTTGTGCAATTCCAATGTAAGCGCATGTCCAACAAAACCTGCTCCCCCTGTAACCAATACTTTTTTCATTAATCTTCGTTGTGAGGTTCTTTCTTAATATCATCTGCTTCTCCGCCAGTTGTATATGGTGGATTGTATGTACTATTTGTATAGTGCCAACTACTCCCACTTGGATACCCATATGTAGTTGATGTACTTCCAAATCCAAATGGTGGATTAGCTATTGTTATAGAACTAACACCTGGTGTTGTTGTAATTGTTGTACCATTAGTATCTCCACAATAAATTTCATAAGGTCTATGTGGATATGTGGGGGATGGTGTAATAAGTGGGTTTGTCATTGGTGCGGTATTCGGAACTCCAAATGGAAATCCTATTGGAGTTTCATCTTTAACTTCCGCCAACTTATCTTTTAATAAATCCCATTGTTTTGGAGTAATATTAAACTCATGTACTCCCTCTGTAAATCCTTTTAACCAAAGGACAAATTCTTTTGATGTCATAACTATCTATTTTTTAATTGAGATTTGGAATCTATACCTGTTACATTCATTGTTTTCGGAGTAATTTCATTTACATCCATTGATAATTTTAAAACTTTACCTAATCCGCTTATAAGATATGTGCGATATGCATCGTTTGTTACAACTGGAACTTTACTAACTATTTTTGAATAAAAATCTTTAGCTCCTCCCCTCATTTGTAACATTTCAGTTTGTTCATTTACAAATTTACCAAAGAATTTTTTAATCACGTTTGGATTAACATTTGATACTTTAACACAATGAATAATATTCTTTGGCTGTGATACAAATAATGTGTATATTATGGGCGAAGTTGTTTCGGTAAATCTACCTTTAGTACCATCAACATATGTATATTCTTTTATCATGTAAAAATTGCCCCTAGTTATTTTGTTCGGAGCAATTGTACTTTTATCATCTATAAATTTACGATATATTGGGTTAAAATTACTCATTATTTATTTAACATTTTTAATTTAGGTAACTGAAGTTGTTGAAACTTTGGTTGTACTTTAGTATAAATACCATATTGATTTAAAATGTTATCAAACAATTTTGTCATTTTTTCTAAACTAAAATTTTGTTTGTTTTGTTTACCTAATTGGAAAGATGCTGTTTTATATTTATCATAATTTTTATAAACATCTTTTATAGATGATAATGCTTTTGAAATATTTACATTAAACCACTGTGCTTCTTTTAAAAGGAATTGGTCAGCTGCTGATTCGTGTACCGGCTTTAACTCACCTTCCAATAATACTGCTCCTTGTTTTAAGAAATCAATATGCCCACTCCAATTGGATACAATTACAGGCTTTCCTGTTAAACTGAATTCTAATAGAGGTCTACCAAATCCTTCACCTTTTGTAAAGTTTAACATTGCTTTTACTTTTGGATGTTCGTATAATCCATTCATTTCTGATGGGGTTAAATCACCATGTAAAAGATAAACTGGAACTGATTTATAATCCTTACCTAAACATTCTCTTATTTTAGAAATAATAGCTTCCCTATCCAATATACTAAATCCAGCTGATGATGTTTTAAGAACTAATGCCGGCTTTACTTTTTCGTTTTTGAATGCCATTGCGAATGTTTTAATCATCATTCCCACATTCTTTCTATCTTCGCCTAAATCACCTCTTAACCAATGTCCTACGAATAAGAATGCAAAATCTTCTTTAATTGCATCCAATTCCGTAATATGTACTACGTCATCAGTTCCAAAATCAAATTCATCAAATCCTTCGAAAAGAATCTCAACTGGTTTTTGAATTCTATGCTGAGCTATTAATTGTCCAGATTGTTTATCTTGTTCATTATAAACACTATCTACTAAACTCTTTTTTGAATGTTCCGATGGAACTATAATTAAATCCATTCGATTACAACCATGTATCCAATCCAATGGAGAATGCGTTGTTTCAATTGCTGCAGTAATACCAATGTTATAAAACCCCAATGGTTGGAATTCATTTGGTACAGTTACCTGAATGTATATATCTGGCTTTTGTTCAATTTTTGGAATAATACTATCTACTATCCATTTATGAAATGGTTTGTCATAATTAAGAGCATCCATTGGGGTATTCCCCCAACGAGTACTAATAACCTTTATATCAAATTTATCTAACTTATATAATGAATGCAACAAATCTCTAGCGTGGTCACCATATCCACTTCTTGTTGCTACTGGTGCTTGAAATACTAATGTTGGTTTCATACTATAACTCTATTAATTTAAATTTTTGTTTTGGTTTCCAATTTGCAAATGCACCATCCATACCTTCTACCAATGAATCACACATTGCTTCTTTACTTAATTTACCATCTCCTAAATAATGCTTTCTACCTTTTAATCCGGCAGCTTCTCTATCTTCTTTTGGCATCTTATACCAATCCATAATTAATGGAGTAATATCTTCGAAATCAACTCTATCATCAAAAATATATGGAGTAGGAACTGAACCCGTTGTTGAACGAACTGGCCACATAGGTGTAACCCAATCTCCCCAAACTACACCTGCTTTTTTATGTCTATCATGTAATGAACCAATTTCAACATAATCTTCTGCTGTAAGTAATTTACCCGTACCTTTATCTCTAAAACCGCATTGGTCTTGCAAACCACCAGTAACATTAATAATAATAGGAGTGCCAGCCATAACTGATTCTGCAGTTGCTAATCCAAATCCTTCGTTTGATGCTACGTTAATTGTAACATCCGCAATATTATAAAGATAATTCAATTGTTCTTCTGAATATTTATTTGGTGCAAATATTACATTTGTTTCAGGAGAACAACATTCTGCAATTGTTCTCGGTAAATCAGTACCATGTTCTTCAACAGGCTGAGTATGCATCAATAAACATACTTTACTTCTTTGCTCAGGAGTAAGTGCTTCTACAAATTTATCAAATGCAAGAATAACATCAATTGGTTGTTTTCTACGAATATTTCTATTATTCCAATAAAGAACAAATTCATATTCTTTATCACCAAAGATACTTTGTTTAAAATCTTGTGGAACTTCTACTGGTTTGTATAATTCGGAATTAATACCATGTGGTACATAACTTACTTGCCAATCGGCTGGAGGTGTCCAATGTTTTTCTTTATCCCAACTCCAAACTCTTTTAGTAATACCATAGGTTTGTTTTGAAATACACCCAATCCAATCACAACTTTCATAATAATTTCTATTATATTTTGGGTCTGGTAAATCATCCCAAATGTGATAGAAGAAAAGGGGAACTGATTGGCGAACTTCGTGTTCCATTTCATATAACCAAATCCAATATCTAGGGTCAGTAAAGTGTAGAATCGCATCAGGTTTTTCAATCATTAGTAATTGACGAATAACATCCGCATTACCATATCCATCAGATGGATAAATTTTAACCAATGCATCTTTTACACCCGTTTGTTCTCTAACACTATCATTTAAATCTAAAATTTTCCCTGCTTCGGGATGTTTAATTGCTGCTCCTAATTGAACCCAATCATATTTATCAACTGTTCCTAGCACCAATTGTTTAGATACATTGGCTATACCGCTAGTCATTCGTAAATCATCTGAAAGTAACAGAATTTTCTTTTTTGCCATAACTCTTTTTAAATATATATTTTGTTTTTAATTTTTTTTATCACATAATCCCCTTTGTGAAAACTCACACCAATCACAAAGTTTTGTTGGATTCTTTCTATATTCAACATCAGTTCTATATGAACCATCGGTATTGAATACACTCTCTACAAATTCAGTAAATCCTTTCCAAGCTTTATTAACAGATGGTTTACCACTTGCCGGTACGTGTCTACTAATACGTGGTATTGTATAATCTTCTACTTCAGCTACCTTTCTTTTTAAGATGATAAATTCAACCTCAATCATATTTTCTGAAATCTTCAACATTTCTGCGTAGAATTTCTTATATAATAGTATTTGTGTATTTTTTATTGGGTCTGATTTTTGATACTTAGTCCATCCTCTGGTTGAAGTTTTAAAATCTATAATTTTATACTTACCATCAAATTTACTACGAGTGATTAAATCTATGAATCCTAAAAAATTAACGTGCTCAGCTATCTTAGTATTAATTGGTTGCTCAATTGCAACCAATTCATCATACTTTAATGAAAAGAAATTATTAAAATTTTTGGATTTCTGAAAGTAGTCTAAGATGAGATTTCCATCTTCTAAAAATTCTACCAATTCTTCTTTTGAACAAATAGGGTCTTTACCTTCATTGGATTCTTTGAGAAAGAACTCTCTCATTTTTTCTTTAAGGAAAGCCTTGGTATTCATTCCCTTATCAGCTTGTGATTTGGAGATACGAAGGCATCTACTTAAATATTCTTGCAACGTTTCGTGCATTGCGGAGCCAAATACAGAATGTATATTGGATGATGATTCTCGTAAATCATCTATGTAACTTAGTTTATATTGATGTGGGCAACTGCTCCACATGCTATATTGTGAAAATGATACTCTAGCCATAGAACAAATATACGATTTTTATTTGGATTTACCAAATTATATCTTTAGTTTTAATTTGTTTTTTCGATATATTTTTTTAAAATATCGGCCCAAATATTACAAGCTTCTACATTTGGGTGCCCTGCATTATCTTTAAAATAATAATCCACATCATTGTATTCAGATACTCCTTTTTCTGCAAAATATTTTAATAATACTGGAATTTCTTTAAAAATTTTAGGATTATTAAATATAGTATTTAGTAACCTTTCATCTATAAAATATCCATTATCCCTACGAGTAATATTTTTATCATAATCATGTGCATCTATTACATCTAAAGATGTTGTTATTTTAAATGCTTCATTTGCATTGTCAGAGTTTGATTCTTTTAAATAATATGAACCTTCATGCTTAAATGGTTTGTGGTCATTTATTCCATCAAATATTATATATGGATATCCATTTGATTCAAAATACGATGTTAAAGTAATAATATTTTGTAATGTTTTATATAATGAAAATGTTATATTACTATAAATATAAACCAATTCATCTCTATTTTTGTATATCCATTTTGATGCACCATTGCCAGTTTTATAGGAATCCATTGTTCTTTGAAAGCATACAGGAGTAACGTGCCATTCTTGCGGCGCATCTACTAAATTATCATAATAAACTTGATATCTTAAACATTCGGTAAGTTGAATTACATATAATGAATCTTTTGCTAAATCTTTATTTGTTTCTGAAAATTCAATTGTTCTCCAGGTTATAGTATCATTACCACTACCACCTTTAGCAAGGTTTATAACTTCTAAATTCATTTTTTCACCTAAAAATTTAGGCCAAGCTCCTTCATTACCCAATGAATGTCCTTCTGTAAATGAACACCCATTGGTTACCAAATATTTTTTATTCACTATATTTTTAGTTTTAATTTAGTAATTTGTTTCTTATCTACTCCATACTTTTCACATACATACTTCATATGTTCTCTACCTTCTCTACTTGCATAAAGAACTTCTATATAATCAAGTGCTTGTCTTTCTGAACATAGGTAATCTTTCTTCATAAGTTCTATGAGGAAATCTTCATATTTATCTTCACCCTTACCTTTGATGTATTTTAAATAATGCTTTCCTTTTGGAATCAAGCTAATATATAACTTGTACATTTCCTTTGGTTGCAACGTTTGAGTCAAAGGAAGTAAGGTTGCAACTAATTCAACCCAATCCGGTTTCATTGACAGAAAACGATTTATCATAAAATTACTCCATGATTTTAAATCCTCTTCTGTCAATTTATCGAAATACTTTGGGTCTTGTTCCGAAGTTATTGCATTGATGTGGTCGAATAACTTTTTAACTGCCATTATTCTGCGATTGATTGTTTTTCTCTCAATTCTTCTGGCAATAATTCTTGCAATGTTTTACCACATTGAGTACATAAAAATACTTCAATAGGAATAATTGAATCTTTAGCTCCACCTGTAATTAAACGGGATACTTTTTTGAATTTCATACCTGTCATAAATACACCACTACCACATTCGCAATTGATATCTCTTGCATCGTTCAATGAAAAATTCATTGGGATTTGTGCTTGTTGTTCCATTATTTTATTATATTTAAAATTTGAATAATTGTGCTCATAAATACGATTTCTTTATCAACTACTAAAGCATCTTTTGATAATCCTTCAGCGATTGTAAGAATTGTATTGGCTACGTTTCCTTTTGCATACTCATCTACTTTATCATAAAGCATAGTATACATTTCCGAATAATCATTTAATTTATTATCCGCTACTGCTTGTCTAATTTGCATAAACATATTTCTCTTATCATCTTCTGATTTTAAAAGTTCAATAAGTTTAGTTGCAAAGTTTGCTTCAACCATTACTTTATGGTCTACTTTCAATTCACCTTTTGCAGATTGTAATTGACAAGTATTAAGTATCCTTCTAATATCTGGATAATATGAATTAATCACATCAGCCATATTCTTTGGTTCATACTTAATCTTTTCAGCATCTAATATCTTTGCTACCTGAACTGCTACATCCTTTTTAGTCGGAGGAGTGATTGCGAAAGATTGACATCTACTTTGAATAGGGTCAATGATTTTCTCAATATAGTTACAGGTTAAGATAAATCTACAATGCTTACTGAATGTTTCCATTAAGTTTCTCAAAATCGCTTGTGCTCCCGGTGTCATAT